GGTAATGCCTATCACCAGCTCTCAAAAGATAAAACCGCAGTCGCTAAGATTTCCGCAGCCAAAGATGCCAAAAAGTCAGAATTGGCAACTCAAAGCGATGTTTGATGAGATTCTAAGAAAGGCACAAGACAAATGATCGAATCTTTAGTAAAGCCTAGCCCTTTAGATAACGATGTAGCAGTCATAAAAATACTACAGCTTATGGGCCAAATCAGCCTGCGAGACCTAGAGTATGTTTTAAAAGTAGTGGCTGCCGTTTATAAAAAGGTTTCTTAACATGACAACATTTACAACAGATGACCGTATAGCAGCAGAGCCTATACCTTTTGCTGGCATAGTAGATTTGACCGTAAAACAAGGCACAGACGAATGGCATCAACTTCGCCTTGGCAAAGTAACGGCTTCTAGGGTTGCCGACATACTTGCAAAGACAAAGACTGGGCCTTCAGTTAGTCGAGTCAACTACCTGATTGAGCTTGCCTTGCAACGAGTTACAAAAGCCCTAGAGCCATCTTACACCAACGCATCAATGGAATGGGGAACATTAACTGAACCGCAAGCGAGGGTAGCTTATGAAGTTGCAACTGGTAATTTTGTTGATCAAATCCCTTTTATGGACCACCCTAAAATTAAGTGGTTCGGTTGCTCTCCTGATGGCTTGGTTGGGGACGATGGACTCATTGAGATCAAGTGTCCTAACTCTCCTACACATTGGTCCTATATAAAGGCAGATGAACCGCCCAATAAATATGTAATACAAATGCAGGCGCAGATGGCGGTTACAGGACGTAAATGGTGCGACTTTGTATCGTTTGATCCTAGGATGCCTGAACGCAGCCAACTGTATATAAAAAGAGTTCCTAGGGACGGTGAGTTTATTCTTTTTATGGAAGCAGAAGTAGCTAGTTTTTTAAGAGAAGTTGAGGAGGAAGTAAATTTAATGGAGAGCAAAGATGCTTAAAGAAATAAAAGTAATCTATTCATGCAATATTGCTGGATATAACACCCATCTAATAGACAAAGCAGAGCTTATGAAATGGCTTGATGGCCAGTTTAAAGCGTATGTTGGTGCGAAAGATATTGGAATCATGGGTAATTCACAACTAGAAACTTCGGAAAAGGAATAAATATGTCAGTCAAATACTTTGTAAAAGCAGCCGTTTCGGAATACACCGATAAAGAAGGCAAATCAAAAAAGAAATATCAATCTATTGGTGTCGTAATGGAAACCAAGCATGGCCTAATGCTTAAGATTGAAACCATTCCTGTATTTGCTATGAAGGAAGGATCAATTTTTGCTTATTTAAATGAGCCTGAAGATAAGCCCCAGGGATATTCTGCGCCACAGAATTTAAGCCAATTGGAAGAAGACGTTCCGTTTTAAGGAGTAATTATGCTAAGAGTTGAAAAGTTTAAGGAGCGTTTTCCTGATGCTCCTGATAATGGAACGGCCCAAAAGTTATGGGAAACCGCTTGGAACGAGGCTATAAAGACAGCAATTAAGCACATTGACATTTATACGACCTTGAATCAAGCTACAGCTAGGGCCTATGCCATGAATATTATGGACGAACTGGAGGGACTTGCATGAACGATCACATTTGGACCGCAGCAGGAACTGATATTGAAGAGCGCTGGAAGGCTAAATATGGATGGGTTAGACCATCCGAACAGCCTGAATATCAAGCCAAGTTTAAGTATTACCAAGAACTGCCCCTAAGGAAACTTGACGATGAAGCCAAGGTTCAATATGAGGCAGTTTTAAGAAAGGCTAAAGTAGCCAGGGTTCGTTAGTATTTTCGCATGTTTGGAAGAGGCGCTTCTGCTTGGCTTTTGCCTTCAGGATGCGCTTTTTCCATTGGTAAGCTCATGTGCTTGTCTAATTTGGCTTCCAAACGCTTTAATTCGTGTTCTGTGGCCTTTTCATGCTCTCGCTCTACTATGTAGTGGCCCTTGGTCTTGCCGTCGCTTGCAGCGCCTGTAATCTTGAAACTATCTGCTTTCATTTTATGCTCCTAAAATATCCATTGCTCGGTGAATTGCGGAAATACGCTGGTCCAACCCTAGTGTGCCACCATTGATTCGTTTTGTCATAGTTAGCCAATCTTCAACATCAGCGCAGGCATTTAAGCCCTTTTTATTCCAAAACCAGCCAGCCGACATAGCAGCGTTTTCAGGCTGTAAAAGTAATTCAGGGGTATCTGTCAACGGACGATTAATTGCATCACCGCATACAGTGTAGTTAGAACGACCAGTAAGCTGAATAATGCCTCGTCCATGAAATCTCCATCCGTCTCCGTCTTGTGAATTGCCTAAATCGGCTCTACCGCCATAAACCTTGTTCGCTATCTTTTCAGGGTTGTTTTCGTATTTTTCAGCAGTATCCGTATCAGGAAAACGGCTAGGCCATACTCGCATCAGCGCTGCAGCAGAATAATGAAGATTCTCTTCCAAATTCTTAAAATTATTAGATTCATGCTGGCATTGACCGATAAACGCAGCTTGGCGTTTCGGTGTATTAATCTCGTATTTATTAAAAGTCGCATTTAATGGGTCTAGCCATTTAGAGTCAATCCCTAGCGCTGTAAGTTGGTCAATGTTCATTTAATTTACTATTTTCTGTAATCCAGTCCTGCAATGATACTAGTTGGGCTGTTGTGCTGGCGCATTGCTCGGTAAGAGATACCACGTTAATGGTTTGGCCATTAACTGTGATGGTGGCTGAGGCATCGCTGGTGGACAGGCTACTGGAACTGGAGTAGTGCATCCTGCCATACATAGCATGAATAGAAGCGATCCTTGCTTCATAAGTCTGTTTAATTCCATCATTTATTAACTCCTGTTCCTTTTGTATTGCTTTTGTTTTATCTGCTTGCTCTTGCGCCACAATAGCTTGCTGATCCACATAATGAGCAAAACGCAAATGCTCGACATAAAAACCACTAAATACAAGAGCAAAATATAGTGCAATTTTGTAGTAACCACTAAAACCACCTGTAAATAATGAAATCAAAAAGTTCATTGTGGCTCTGCACCGCTCATGTGTTTTGCTGCTACTGAAGCTGCGCCTGAGCCTGATACGATACCTAATGCGCCAGCTAACTCAGTAAGACTAATTTCATGCCCTGCATAAATAAGATAAATTGCTGCACCAGCAACTACTACAAAACCCAAAAACCAAGCCCACCTTGCAATATCATGGGTTTGATTATCTTTTCCAGTCAAAATATGAGTAAAAATTTCGTTCATTTTTGATTTCCAGCTAATAAAGCCACTATTACAGCAATTAACTGCATAGTCCATTGACGAGTATCTCCTGTAGTAAGGCAAGGAATCCAGTCAAGAATACAAAGCGAACCTATTGTTGCCGATATTCCAACAATATAAACCAACAACCAAATAAGAACTAATCGGTAATTATTATTCATTTTTGCGTAAAGTAATGAGCAATAAAACCAATCAAAGAGCTTATACCTGATACAACCATCATGCCGACCCAAAAGCCTCCACGACCTTTATTTGCCATAGCAAGCAATTCTTTGATATCGTGGCGCATTTCAGCTACTTCTCGCTCCATAGCTTCTACTTTGGACCACATTACCCCTATTTTAACTGGATCAATCTCAGACATGATTACGTTTTCTGTATAAAAGCCAATGAATAATATAGCGGAACGTTTGTGCCACTGTTAGTTACAACTCCTGAACTTGCAAAGCCACCTGTATTTCCAACACCATAAGTATTGCCTGCACCTACTATAAATGAATCTCTTAAATCAGGAGTGCCGTTTGATCCGTTACAAATTACATAGCCAGCTGGAATAGAACCGATAGAGCCTGACCACATAATAATTGCGCCAGTAGGAATAGCTGTAGTGGAACTTGTAGAGGTTGGAATAGCATAAATATTGTCATAAGTCTGAATAACGGCATTTGTAGAATCTGCCAAAACAAACTTATATGAATAACCTGTAGTTAGCCAAATCTCAAAAGGTGGTCTGCCGTCTGTTCCTAATACGATAGGATTGGTATTTGCAACAGCGCCTGTTGAGTCTGTATAGGTAGCCAAAGGGGTGCTAGAGCCTGCCTGGTAGCTATATAAATAACCGCCAGCTAATGGCAAGCCTGTAGTGGTAAAGAACTGAAATCCGTTACCTATTGGGGATAGTAAGACCGACATTATTGTTCACCCTTTTTAATTATTCCTGCATGAGGATTAGTAGTTTCAGAAACAAATTTACCTTTATTAATAAATTCTGCTGCTGATTTTAATGCTTGAACTGGCAATATAGATGCACCATGAGTTGCGCCTGCTAAAGCGCCTTCCGCTTTTAATTGAATTCCTTGTTTTGCCATATCACCTAAGAATGCTGACAAACTGTTTGAATGGTTAAATACACCTGCGTTGGGTTTAGCAACTTTAGCGCCTAGAACATTAATTTCCATTAAATCATTTAAAGCCTCAGGACCTATTTTTTCTGCAAGATTGGCGCTGTTTGTTTCTAAGTAATCATTTAAACGCTTAGGGCTAAACTCACCTCTATCTCCAGTAAATCCTGCAGCTTTTACGGCCTTTTCTAACTCTGCGCCACGTAATGCTTCAATAGCCAAAGGATCAGTAGAAAGCTCTCGTTTGATTCGTTTTAAATCGCCAGTAGAAGCATTGGAAATAAATTTGTCATAAAACTTATTAGCACCTGTGCTACCGATGCCTTGACCAATTTCTTCGTTTGTAGGTTGCGCTTCGATAGCATATTTATAACCAGGAACTTGATCCATCTTGTCGAAGCGGTTTTTAGCTAATGCCTTAGCTTGTTTATACATAGGCATCAGCTGTTCCATTCCTTCTTTTAAAGGAATTTGATCAAATGCGTTTCTAATTTGACCAGCAGCAGCTGCAGCTTCTTTATCTGCACCTCTTTGCATTCTTGACAAGCGTTTATCAAAAGCAATAAATTCTGGCAAAGTTAAGCCTTGCTTTTCAATTCTTCCCAAGTCTCCCATCAAACCTGACTTTTCGGCATCTGCCATCAAAAATTCATCATGCAGATTGTTTTTAGCCATATTGACAAAAGCATCGGTGTCTAAAGGCATTCCTGATTCTGTTGGGAATCCTTTTTCAGCCAACATTTCATTATGACGCTGCTTTAAATTTCCATAGGCTGTTTCTATTGCTTTTACATGCGATGCATCGTTTGCAGCATAGCGGTCCATAATTTTTTGAGAAAAAGCCTCGCCTGAAGCATTCCCCATATTTAATGTGTGCTTGCGTTTAATGTTGTCTATTGCATCTCTAAATTGTGATGCTTGATCATTAAACAAATCACCAATTTCTGAATGCTTGCCACGAACATTCCATTCTTGCGCATATCTGCCAATATCCTCTGTTCTTTGACCTTGGCTTAATTTAATACCATGTTTTTCTTCTAATGCTTTTGTTTCTAGTGCTGGAAGATTAATATTTTCTACTGGCGCAGATTTAACAATAGCTTGAGTTTCAGGAGACAAATCAGAAATTAAAGCATTTACTGTGTTTTGCTTAGTAGTAAGAGCAGAACCAACACCAGCCATAGGTGGTTTTGGTGCTTCAGCTGCAGGAGCCACACCTTTTACAGCTTGAATAGCTTCTTGTGCAGCGCCTAAACCTTCTCTTCCGACGTTGGCAACAGGACGCAATTTTTGCATCAAATTTTGACCCATTTCCATTGCAAAAGGAGCAATAGGCACTTTAGGTGCATTTGCATAACCTGCTAATTCAGGTAAAGGAGGAGTCATGCTTGAGCCTAATAAGGTCTCAGGTAGTTGTTGTAACGGCTGTAAAACATCGGTTTGTGGTGTATAACCATATTTCTTTTGAAACTCTTCTGCAATTTTGTATCCAATAGGCGCTGGTTGCTGACCTGTTTTAATCGCTTCAGGAATGCTTTGAATAACTCCTTTTGCAATTGCTGCCAAAGGAACAGCAGCTTGATAAGGAAGGCTTGCTACATCCTCAAAACGTTTAGCAGACTCACTAGTTAAACCTGTAACTCCAGCCCTTTGCCCTTGACGAGTTAAATTTGGGTTTCCAAACGCTGCGCCTGTTTCTTGAGTCTCTTGTGCAGGTTTAAAAGTAAAGGCTTCAATATCAGGATCAACCGCTGGCTGGCCTGTTACCTTTGCAATATATTGGCTTGGGTCTTTTGTTACAAAACCGCCATATTGTTTTAAAGCTGTATTAATATCGCCTTTATTGCTTTTAACCAATTCCTCTAAATATTGCCGAGTGCGCTCTCTTGCTTCAGGTTCGTTATATGGGTTGTATTTTCCATATTTTTTTGACAGCATTTCAACGGTTTTTGGCAAATGCTGATAAGCGCCCATCGCACCTGATGTGGGATGAGTAATCCAAGCTCTATTAGAACTTTCTACAGAACGCAGATTATTCAATAGGTCATCAGAAATAGTGCCTTTTCCAGGTGTAGAAAATGCTGCTACATCAGGATCAATGTCGTAGCTCATTTATAGTTGCCTTGTTCCAAGCGTTTAATATTTTCAGCTTTCCCACGTAAAATTTTCATTTCGCTTTCAGTAACACCTTTTAATACTTTTTGTCTTTCTAGCTGTTTTTCTGCTTCGCTCTTATCTGATCTATTAATATTTTGAATCATAAACAAACGAGGATCGTAATTATCGGCCCAAGCCTGTTTAAATTGACGAGAGTTAACATAAGCATGGCTTCTATTGCGCTTGCCTTCGTAATTGTCTAATCCTTTATTAAACGCAATTACAGCGCTATTTGTAGCATCCGCTCTATCAACAATACCTTGCAAAGCACCTGCTGTAATATTTTCACTGCCTGAAGCAATTTTTCCTGTTTCTCTAGCAGCGTCTGTATCTACACCCATTAACTTAGCATTTCGCATTTGAAGGTCTGCAAGATTTTTTGTTAATGTATCAAGCTCTTCATTTCCTGCTAACCATTTTCCTGCGCTGCGTAATGCTTGTCCAGGTGCGCTACCTGCAGCTGATTTAATTGTTTCTTTAATTTTTCGAATAGTTTGTTGGCCTTCTTTAGCATCTTGTGCTTGAGAAGTAGATAATCCTTTTAAAACAGCGCCTTCGTTATAAAGCGCAGTTTGTTGAGCATTTAAAGCGCCAGCAGGACCAGCAGATACTGAAGTTTCATTAGGAATCAATGCAGGAGATGGTTCTTGTGTTTGTCCTTGAGTTTGACCGCCAGCTTGACCACCAGCTTGACCGCCAGCTTGCCCACCACCACCTGTTTGACCTTGTTCGGTAAGTGGTGTAACCAATCCTTGTCCTGGCTTGAAAATAAATGGTAATTGGTTAATTTCTTTAACTTGAGGTGTTTGCAAGGCTTGTTGACCTGTTGCGCCAATATTGCTTTGCAATAAATTATTTAATACTTGTGGCAAAGAGCCTGGGCTTTTAATTGCCTGAGCTTCTAAAGGCGCAAATACATTAGCAATTTTTACTGGATCATCAATTACAGCTTTTGCTCTTGTTTTTGCTTCATCTAATTTTGCTAATACTTTGGCTTTATCACCACTTAAAAAATCAGGATCATTCAAAATGCTAGATGCCTCTTCTTTAAGATGAGTTACTTGAGCTTGTGTAAGAGCAAATTTTGATGCTTCTGAAATAGTTTTAGCCTGCTGAATTTCATAAGGCATAGTTGCAGCTTGCTTTTGATAAGCCTGCACACCTCTTGCCATATTAACAATATCGCTTAAATTAGTGCCATATTGCTGTGGCTTAACAGTTAAATCGGTATCAAAGTTATAACCTGCCATATTAAGCTCCTGCTGCGCTTTGGTTTTGACCTAATAAACTAGCCAATAATAAATTGTTTGCAAC